CCCCGCCACTAATATATTCACCCATGGGTTCGTTGTAGGGGCCTGCGAACGAGCCACGCGCCCCCACATCGGTTCCTTCACGGACGCGTGCATTTTCTCTCTCCAGACGATCCTGATCAGCCTTTTTCCGATCATCCGCAGCCGCTTTTCGATCAGCAGATCGATCTCTCAACAATCGTCGTCCACCCCGTGCCATCAGACATTCCTCCTGGACAGCACTCCTCCGATGTTACGTGGGTGGTCCACCACGTCTTCTGACGTAACCCCCGGCACATACGGTGTCGTCACACGAGCTGTCACCTGTGGCGCGCCAGGATCAAACGTCTTCACGTGTACCAACGGATCAATCTGACCAAACACAAGAGGAGCCCTCGGAGGAGTACCAATCGCTCCTCCTAAGCCGCGCATTCGTGCATCTCTTCTGGTAAGCAAGAGATTCTGATCTCCTCTCTCGACATTGAACTGCGACCGCGCATTCCTTGCTGCCACATTCGCTAAATCAACGGCGGTCAGACTCCGAGCGCGCTCATCGGCTGCTTTGTTTAGCAGGGTATCTCGTAATGTATTGTGAACATTCTGTTCACCAACATCCCATTGACCAAAGCTGGCCCGTCGAGCCACCTCATCAGCTTCTCTCGAGAGTCTAGACTCCCCTTTGAGATATTGCAGTTGAGTCTGCTCTGATTCTGCGCGAAGACGAGCCGCCTCCCGAGCCGACTGTGCGCTAACATTAGCCGCGTGTGTCATCGCCCTCGCTTGCGCCTTGCCTGACCATATGGCTGAGACACCTTCAACTATTGGACCTGCCCATGACGCCATATCAGAACCTCCTCCATACGCTTGTACCCCTGGAACGGGATAGGTCGATGATGGCGTTGATAGAATACCATCCGAGGCTTGTGGTGGTTGATATCTCATGTCACATCGCTATGGACACATGATCGCCCACTAAATGCGTCGATGATCGACCCAGCCGACAACAAAGAGCCGTTACCGTAGGATCTACCGATACCATGATCAACTCCGTAGCGTGAAGCGCCGTGGCAATCTGATGCATTCCTCTCAATAAGGGACGGCCCACACTCGCCATTTTCCGATGATGGGGAGACACCCAGGTGCCCTCCATGTGCCATCTCGGTAAAAACGAGGTGCATCCCACGATCTCCTCATCACGTTCGACCACCAACACAATATCAGTCTCTGGATTTAATATCGTCGGTGCATCCTGCAATAACGTCCCTGTCAACCGTGACCATTCGTCAGGCGGTAGAATCCGCGTCATCACGTAATTTGCTCGCAGGTCACATCGAATCGATATTGCATCGCCGTCCCACCGCTAGAGGCATACGTTGTCGCATACGTCACACTAGAATCCTGATCGACACGCACAAGCACGGAGAATGTTCCAGTTGTGGCCGTGGTGTTGCCCGTTATCGCCGCGCTCGCTGCCGTACACGCCACGGCCTGCGTCCACCCAAACGTGACAGTCAGCGAGCTGCTCGTGCTGGCAGCTCGCGTAATCCGAGCCGCCATGGACAGGCGATAGAGCCCAGGAAGCACTGACGGAATAGCGAGCGCCGTTGCCGAGATAGAGGCTGATTGCGTCGAACCCGTTGCCGATGCCACAAGGTTGGGTGTCGTATTGACACGATCTGCGAGGGCCAATAACCAATACCGCATGGCCTGTGTGACTCGGCCAGAAATACTGTTCCGCAGGATCGCAGACTCCACCACGTATTCAGGAGCCGGTGCGAGTTGTGTCGCCACTACAAGACTCCTTGCCCAAAGAATCCACGGCCATTAATCTCCGCTCCCATGATTCTCCAGGGGATCGGATCAGTGACGCTAATTTCTGGTACCCATAATTTCACACTGCTGGGTAATCGCGTCCATACGACTTGTGCGCCATACGCCCCCATCGCCCCGGCTGACGCCAACCGCTGATTCGACCACGTCTTGGCATTGGTACTGGAACGCAACATCACTTGCGGATTCACCCCTTGACCCGTCGCGGTGCCCAGCCCCGTTTCCATAATTAATTCCATCCGGCTCACAAACATACGACGCACACCGGGCGCTCGAAAGATGGGAGGCGGGATCCGCACGCGACGAATCACATCACCGTTGCATTCAGTGGTGAATGACGTGTCCATCGTGCAGATGAGGCCCGTCTCACGATCCCCCGTGAGATGCTGACCGAATCCATAGCAATGACTACGCGGTGCCCAGACGGTATACACCCCAAGCGCGTCATCCCAGACCCCACGTTCATGCCAGATACCTGTGGTGAGGTCGAACACCCATGTGGCCTTTGCCGATGGAAAAGTTAAGCAATAGAAGACATGGCCCGCCTCTGAGTACACCAGACCTTCTGCATCCGTGATGATTGAGTCACGCGCGTAGGTGGCAATTGCCGTTTCCACCGCATAGGTGCTGATCCGCTGGGGTACCACTCCACTAGAGGCCACAACAATCCCGGCCCCATCAGCCGTTTGCGAGAGCCAACACATGGACGATGCCGCGAGTTTGACGGAAAACGGCGCAGGAGTGCCATACCCAAACACGGCCCCTGGCACGGGAGCGAAGGGGAATGGGCTGGTACCCGCGTCATACCACACCTCTCCCGTCTGCTCTCCAATCAACCAAATCTGCCGACTGCCATCGACCACCATGGCTTTCCACGGATCGGGGGCGATACTCCGTTGGGCATACTGCGTTGCATCCCACGTTGTGCCATCATTCAGTTCGCTGATATAGAACTTCGAATCACTCGCATCAAAAGACAGGAAATACCCATCAATCATTCCCGCCATCGTGCATTTCCCAGCAAGGGCGGAAATGGTGGTGAGAGTATTACTCGCAATGGTGAGGAGGTACCCATTATCGCCAGACGCAATCAGCAGCTCTCCTCCGGCATCGCCATTACTCGCGATTTGCGCCGGATTGGGATCATTGGAGACGGTCCCATCCGTCACAATAGACGCGGAATTGCTGTCAGTAAACTTATAGACCGAATTGCCAATGACGCCATACACCCGTCCTCCCATCGAGAAGAGTGCGCGTGTATTGAGATGGGGAAGCGTGACGTATTCCTCGAATCCAGGACAGGGATACAAAGCCGCGCTCCACGGAACAGATTTCGGTTCAATCGGTTCAGGGTACCAATTAACCGTTCTCTCTAGATCCGCAAGAGGACTTTGCGACTCATAGCTCCCAGAAATGAAACCGGGATAGAGCATCTACGTGTCCGAGAAGATGTTGTAATGCGGGCCCACGCCGCCGAAAATCACACCAGGAACACCCGTGGAGAGATCGCTGAGGCGCATATTAGCCCTCTTCACATCGGCCTTTGCTTCCACCGCTGACATCTGTAGTTCTGGCGTTAATCCCGCGTCAAAGGCTGAGGATATTTCCTTCGCAAGACCCAGCCTGAGAAAGCGACGATATCCTGGCGGCAACGCGATGGTATCGGAGAGGGCGCTGAACTCAGAGACAGGCGTATGCGTGTAAATCACGCCCTCCAGCGTCAGACTCGTGGGAATCGGATAGGGAATGAGCACCCCAAATCCCGACGCATCATATGTCGGGTTGTAATACCAGACCTGCGGAAACACGGACGTGAGTCCCTTTTGTGCAATGCCTGCATAGGCATCTTCCGTTAAGACCGGACCCAGGTTGTATTCCATGGTCGGGGATACCGACGTGTCCTGAAAGCCAATATTCTCAATCGATAATGGCCCTGTCGGTCTGGCGACATTAACCGTCGCCCCTGTCCCAATCGTATAACTCGTGGCTGTCGAAAGCGTCCATGTCGTTCGCGTGATCGTATAAACAGTCAGGTTCTCAGTCGCCAGACTATTAATCCAATCATTAAGCCGATCCAAAGCAAATGCTGAATCATCGGAGGACGCTGTCTCCCCAGTCTGAATCACTCGTAAGTCTTGCAAGCTGGAGGTAACGAGTTCCTGAACAGTCATTAGAGTTGATACATCGCATTCATGAGCGTGGCCGTGGTGCTCGTGCTATTCACACGAATGCATTTCAGCGGAAGCATCGTTCCAGCCGTCACCGTGAAGGGTGCAGTGCTGCCATTCTCAAAAACCGCAACCACCACCCCGGCACCTCCAACGAAAATCGCATCGGCTGGCAGCGCCTTCGTCGCCGCATTCGCAGCGTACGTACTCCCATCGAAATTGACCGAATCACTCTTCGTGATTACGACTGATTTATTGTAGGTATCAGTTGTTTGTGCCATTAGCTTGGAACCACTACTCTCTTCCGTGGACGACCGCGCTTCTTACGCGGTGCTGGAATGGATGGCACATGCTCATGCGTTGAATCATCTATCGCCTTTGCTTCCGCTTGAGCGAGGTGACCCATCTTCTGGTCACTAAAATGACGCATCGCCGCAATATCTGCCATGGATTGCTGATCACGCGCATATCCAGAAATCGCCAAATCTGGAGACTCGTACCACCCCTTTTTCGCCATCCGATCAGACTCGGTCTGATCATTAACGACAATCTGACAGGATCGAGAAAAAGCTTCACCAATCGCATCCCCGACAGCCGCTGAGGGATCCCCGCACATGACTTTGCCGTTCGCATTCGGCTGTGCGCGATACATCATTTTGGGAAAAGCTTCATACCCAATCGGCCCAAACCCGAAATTCCCATCACGCGTTCGTTGATTTTTCGGCGTATTCCATCGTTCCGTCTCTTTGGAATACTCGCTA